ATTGGATTTATAGGAGCAGATGCGTTGGCAAAATTTTCTAATAATTGAATGAAGTTTTCATTTAATACTTCACCAAAGCCAGAATAGTTTCTGCCTATTAATGTTAAGTCACTGGAAGTTGTGTCTAATTGACCATCAACTAGATCTACAAGTAAACTGCCATCAGTTTTATTCAATCTATAACTCATTATGCTCCTCCAGTATAAATTATGTGATTTAATGTTAGGTATGGATTCATTACATCCATTGCTTGTCCTATTGTGCCATCAATTCCACCTGAGTTAGGTAATTGTTGAGCACCAGCACTGTTAGATAAATCTGGACCACTTGTTGTAGTTACTTCTGGATCTGTAGAAGCACCTGCTATATTTCTTGAAGCAAAGAATTGATCTCCATTGTTTGCTCTTAAATCGTGTTCGTGATCTGGTAAATTTTCTTTTGCTATTATTTTCTTCTCGTCACCAGCACCTAAACCTAAACCATCTGCTACTGGAGAAGTCACTCTGTCTGCTGAACCTTGTCCTAAACCTGGATTGCTCATGTTATCTTTACCTAAAGCAAATCTACCTCGTAAGTCTGGTAATTTAAATACTGAAGAACTGCTTGGTGTTCCATATTGCGTTCCTATTGCTTGAAACAATTGATTGTACACTGATCTCTGGACTTCAGCACCATCACAGAATAACCAATCTGTTGGAGCAGTTGCTCCAGCAAAAGCCATTATTGACGCAACAGGTGGAGTTGGTATAGCACCTGTAATTGTGCCAACTGTTGTTTTAAATATTCCAGTAGTGCCTGTTGTTCTGTTTAAAATAATTTCATCACTTACTTGACTTGTTGTTGTAAGTGTTTGATTGCCAATAAACGAATTGCTTATTGTTGTGTTAAATGTTCTTGGTGTTCCTTCGTCTCCTTGGAAAGATACATCAGTTGCTGTAACATCACCGGTCATTCTAAATGTAGAAGCAGAAGATAATTTGTTTGCTTCATCAGTACTACTAGCAGTACCTGTAACATTTCCTACAATAGTTCCTGCGTTTAAATTATTTGCGTATACAGTGTTGTATCTTTTTGTATTAGAACCAATGTCAAAAGTAATATCTTGTGTTGGCAAAATTGATTGTGCTGTTATGTTGCCAGCAAACGTACCTGCTCCACCAACATTTACATCTTGAGCAACACCTAATCCACCTTTGGATACTAAAGCGCCTGATCCAATATTAGTTGAAGGTGCTGTGCTGTTACTTGTGATTGATCCAGATGATAAAATATTTCCTGTTACGTCTAATGCTTCATTTGGATTTGTTTTATTAATACCAACTTGCTGTTGTGAACTTATTCTCATCACAGTTGATACTGAACCACCACTGTTCAATCTAAAATCTATTTCTTCATCTTGTGTTCCTAATTGAATTATACCTGCTTGATTTTCCACAAACATTTTAAATGTTCCAGCGGCACCTACTTCTATACCATCATCTGTTTTAACTTTAATTGGAAAATCCGTTAATGATGTTGTGTCTGATCTTAAAAAGTTTCCTGCGGCAACTGTTGTGTTACCAACAACTAATGATTCTGCTTTTTCAGATGTTCCATAAAGTTTGTTTACATCAGAACCAAAATTTGTTGAACTTAAATTTACTCCTGGATTTAATGCTGAAAATCCTGGAATAGTAATTTTAGGTGTGAATGAATTTTTTGAAATAATGGCAACTGTTTGTGCTTCAACTTCTAATTTTACAATGCTGTATGATAAATCGTCTGTGCCGATAATAGTTTCTGGAGTTGCTCCAGTTTTTAAACCTTGACTGTATTGTGGACCAATTAGTACCCAACCTGAACCTGTGAACAAATATAATTGTTGAGCATTTGTGTCTACCCATAAGTCACCTGAAATACTTTCAGACGCACTTGGTTGGTTAATTGCTTTTTTCAATCCACCTGACGCTACCCAGTTTGCTCCATCATAAACTTTTAGTTGATTAACTCCAGCAGAAGTATCAAACCAAAGTTGACCTTCAATCGGTCTCAGTGGTGCTGAACTGTTAGCAAAATTTTCTAATAAATGTAAAAAGTTTTCAGATATTATTGTTCCATATGACGTTGTATTTTTACCTGGAAAATTAACACTGGTTTCGTTGTTTACCGTGTTGTCTTCTATCCTGATAGTGCCTTTGTTTACAGCATCCGTAAAACTTATAATGTATGCCATTTATTACCCTTCGTTAAAACCTGTCAAACTTTGAACTCTGACTGTGTAATCAATCTGTATTAATCTGTTTAAACTTTTTTGTACAGGATGGAAAATTACGTGTGTTAAAAGTTTGCCTGCGCCTGACGGTGCATAACTTACTAATCCTAATTCATCAAATACATAAAGACTGTCTGATGCACTTGCACCATCAACAGCGTCCTGTCCATTTGGTTCACCATAATCTAAAAGACAAGTAACAACAACATCTGTATAGTTTGTTCCGTTAATGTGTCTTGTTTCTATTTTGTTTCTTTGTGGATCTAGGTTTGATACTGATCTATCATCAACAATTTTTGTGTAAGTTTGATTGTAAAGTGTAGCATTTGTACCTGTACTGTTTGGAGTAAGGTATGTAATAATTCCTGTTGGGTCAACGCTTGTTCCACCATTACCAAAAGACATTGAATTTATGAAACCTTGACCTTGATTGGCAACACTTTCTGCTAAAGCAACACTCATATTTTCATAATGAATTGCGTTGCGTTTATCAACAAAAACCTTGTCTGATTCTGGATCGTGGATTTTAATATGTCCTTGTATCAATACACCACTATTCTCTTTAATTTTGCTCATTTTTGCTCCGTTCTACCATTGTATTTATTGCGGCACAGCCACTTCTTTTTGACGTATGAATCTTGCGATGTCATTTTCTGTCTGACTCAGTGGATCTGTTCCTGTTTGCCATATTTTACCTTGTTTTCTAACCAGCAAAATTTGGGCATTTTCGGCTGGTGTGTTAGTAAATGTTATCACCGCAGTTGTACCTGTAACACTGAATTCAGCAGGCACAGTGCTATCTGCTTCAGGACTGTCTTGTCCTAGTGCAGGATCATACACACTAATACTATTTTTTCTCAATCTCTTGCCACCTACAAACAATTCAAATTCATTTGCTGTTTTAGGTGTAAAGCCAATGTTTAATGTATTGTTTACCACATCAGCACCTGTATACGTTTCAGATATGAAATTATCTTTGTATGGTACATTTTGGAACGCACTCTGATCGTGAACATCTGTGTTGGCATGATGTATTTCTGCTATACCAGTACCAAATGTTCCACGTCTCAACTGTTGAAGTTTGTTGCCATCTTTTTTGTAGTATTCAATTCTTTCAGAATCAATAAACACTATACCTGGAAGTTGCGAAGCAACACTAGGTTCTGTGATGCCTGTGGCATCAATTAATGTAATTTCTTTATCATTCCAACTTAAATTTTCTGCTAAAGTGTATTGTCTGTCATTACCTAAACGTTTGAAGTGTGTTCTGTTCATCAAATCTTTAAATTGTCTGTACGCAAATTTTCCTATGAATGAAGGTGCTGTAAAGTGTATTACATCTATTTCATCATTCTGCGATAGTGTTCTGCTTATTTTTAAGAACATTTGATTGTTAGACACAGTGTAGTCTATGCTAGGTGCTAACCACTCGCCATTTAAACATACCCAAACATATTGAGCATCAACTGCCGGACGGTTTAATTTTACAACACCGCTAGTCAATTGATTGTATTGGAAATAATCATCTGTGTTCACAGTAACAGTTAATTTTGCCACAACATCATATTGTGTTCTATCTATGTCTTGTACGTCATGTTTACTGAACTGGTAAGCAGTAATTGTGCTTGATTGTGCTGGAGCAGAAGTAAAAGTAATTAATCCTGTATCACTCACACTGTATTCTCCATTTTCAATGTACACATCTAATATATCACCAATCTCTCCTACACCTGAAGTAAGTGTAACACTTGAAGTTCCTGGATTCCATCTGTATTCTGCTGAAGTTAATTCTGTTTTGTTTAAGAATGCTCTTACATCAGAAGCATTTATTAATCCTGGAAGCACTTGCCAATTTTTAAATTCATATTCTCTCAATGTGCTAACTGTGAATTTTCTATGGAATCCGCTTCTTAACACGTCATTACCAACTTTTACAATTACATTGTTAGTAAATGGTTTTTGACTGAACGGAGTTTGGTTCATTTGATAAGTTGTTGTACTTCCATCACCTGTGAATATGTCTTGTGTAACTTCGCTAAATGATTGTGAAGCACTAGCATACACCACAATGTTTATGTAACTGTTTGATGTTGGAGCAGTGTTAAATCTTATTGCTACTCTATTAGGAACAGCATAAGATGAATCTGTTTCTATCACAGTGTATGCGGATTCTTCACCATCTACACGCACAAAAGTTTGTATATTGCCTTGTGTAAATTTGGCTCTTGTTACAAATTCAACTGTGCTACCATCACCTTTAAATGTATCAGTGTCAAGTATTGCCTCACCGTTGTTTCCCATTGTAATAAAATTAATTTTTGCTCCAGTAGTAGGCGCTGGTGTTATTTCGATAAATTTATCCTGGTAATCAACTGTGTATTGATTTGAATTATATAAAATATTATCAACACTTAAGAATATAGCAGTATTGCTTTGTGGCGCATCAACGAAACTAAACTGTGTTGTTGCTCCGTCACCTAAATAATTGTAACTATTAATTTTACTGCCTGTGTTTTGTCCTCTGTCATACACTTGAATGTCTAATGTGTCTAAAACTTGTCCTGGTACAAATTCTTCTGGACCTTTAGCAGATGTTTCTGTTACAAATCCATCACCATCTATGTTTATGTCTTCAGCATTTATACCTTGTGCTGTTGAGTATGCTAAATCTCCACCTTTTACAAGTGTGTCAACTGCATTTGGATCTGGCAAGTAAGCGCCATCACTTGTAGATTTTCTAACAATTATTTCGTCTTTATCTCCTGTTTCTATAGCACTGACGTCTACAGTGTTAGTGCTTCCGTCACCTTGTAGTGATGCCATCACAGCATTTGTATTTGTAACAGGATTTCCTGTGCCAAAGTTTGGATCATCCATTCTTTTTATTCTAGCCCATTTATCTTTGCCAAGATTATCTTTGCCAAGGTACATTTTGTGATACACATGATATTCAACACCTTGTTCTAATGGTTTAGAAAGATTTAATGTAAGAGTACTGCCATCTAAATAAAATTCTTGGTCTTCATAAGTTTCATCAAAGGTATCCCATTCACCCTGCATATAAGGTTCATTACCCCAACCTACAGTATCTTCAAGTCCAATACTTCGTACTTCAACTCCACCATAATCTATTCCGTCTATTACCTGAGCAAGTTCCTTGCCTGGCATTCCAGCAGTTGGTTGATACAATTCAAACCTATCAGCAGTGTTTAAAACGTCTTCATTTATTTTGTAACTGATAGAAACACTAGATAAATTTGCTGGCGGTAAATTAAATTGTATGAAACCTGTTTGTCTTGTGTAAGTTTTTGTGTTATCTGTTTCATTGCCATATGTAAATGTGCTTTTCAATTGTTTTTTGCCTGCCACAAGTATACTGATTGTGTTTGTTCTTACATCCATAGGCCATTTTAATTTAAATTTAATTTGGCTGTTGTTGCCTGTAAACGTTTCTGTTCTGTTAAGGTTTGTAATAAAAGAATCACCAGTATTTCTGTCAAATTTGATTCCTATATGACTTGTTTTTGTTAAACTTTCGCCTAACACTGCACTTGCTTTTGCTTGTACACCAGTTGTAGAACCACTTAAAATAATTGTTGGTGATGATATGTAACCTGAACCGCCTGCTGTAACATTAATTCTATATACAACTCCATTTTTAATGTATGCTGTGGCTTTAGCACCTGAACCACCACCGCCTGTTATTTCAACAGCAGGTGGATTTGTGTATGCTGTGCCACCATCTGCTATATTAATGCCAGTAATTTTGAATCCAATGTTATCTTTCCAATTTTTATCTGGATAAGTTGTAATGCCATCAGCACCTACAAGTTGATCATTGTTAATAGTAACTTTTGATGGTGTAATTATTCCATTAACATATCTTGGTGGATAGTCAAAATCAGTTATTACAGAATTTGTTGGTTCTAATTTTTCATATGAACTTACATACTCTCTAATTTTAGATTTGTATGGTTTAATTTCTTGAACATAATCTTCATAATTAGATAGATTGTCATTTTTAAATGTAATTTTTTGTTCTAATTGACCAACATTGTGTTGTGCCTTAACAAAACTTGTTTTGAACACAAAGTCATTAAGTTTATTTTCAGATAAAGCATATTGAATACTAGAGAAATAAAGTTTATTATATTCTATTGCTAATTCTTCAACAAATATTTTGTCTCTAATTGTTTCTAATACAACTCTTGTTTCTTGTATAGGCTGTCTATCATACAATTGAATGTCAAAACTGTTGGAATCAAATCCAACATTTCCACTGTACACGTAAAGTTTATCTGAAAACTGTATCGTTCCATTTTGTCTACCAATAGTTTTGTAATTTACAGTGTAATCAACATCTGCTTGATCATCAATTTTCTCAAGTAGTAACCATCCGCCTGAACCAATGTTTTCAATTTTAACAATTTGTCCTATGCTGTCTTCTAAAGAGTTAATTAGATAACTTTGAGATATCACATGGTCTATTGCAGTGTATGAATTATAGTTTGTAGCATACCAATCAGCATACTCCCAATACAAGTTCACATTGAATGATTGTATTTTAGTTTTTTGCCAACCATCACCTGTAACATATCCATATATTGCCCATTTACCATCGACTGTGCTGTCATTGTTTACTAACACACTAAATGGACGTACTTCAATAGTAGCATTGTTGCTGTAATTTTTCCCTGATTTCAATACTTTAGCACTGTTAATTGATCCATTTGTATCAATTGTTAAGCCTATTAATGCACCTTCACCTGTAAGACTTTTAATTTTAACAGTTGGAATAGATTTATATCCTTTACCTGCATCTGTGACAACTACATTTGAAATTTTTCCATCTGTAATTGTTATATTTAGAAACGCAGGTTTGACTGAACCAATTCCTACAAAATCTAATTCTTGTTCTGTATCGATTGTAGTATCAAACAGACCTGAATTAATTAATGGAGCAGGATCAGATTGTATTAAATTGCTTAAATCTACTTCATCAACAATTAAATTTGTTTTCAATGAAGTGTTAACTCTTTCAATTACTTGTTTTAATGCTTCTTGTTTGTCTGCAAACCAACTTTGTCTTGGGTTTTGAAGTGTTCCATATTTTAATTTGTCACTTAAATTTGGATCAGGGATCTGATTAGACTGAGCATCATATCCAATTAAACTGTTGAACCATACAGTTTCTATATCTTTCGGTAATGTGCTTGTAGCACTGCCTTCTGTTATTAAAGCATATTCTTTGTGAACGTTATTGTTAGAATCTACATTGTTTATTCTAAAATTAATCACAGTATCATTTGCTTCAATAAAAGAGTCGCAATTTACAATAGCAAATTTGTTCTCGCCGAATACTGAAACGTATTTGTATCCTTGTCCACGAGGATCTTTGATCAATTTTTCAACTGCATTCGCACTTAATAATCTATTTTCTATTTCTGGAGTAGTTGTTTTACTTTTTACCCAGTAATAATATCTATTATTAAACTTGCCTGCAACTTTGTCATAAATTCTTTTCGTAACAAAGTTGGTTGTGTTTTCTACTGTTCCCGTTATACCCAGTGCAGAGCCATCTTCTGATTGACTAATAGCATTGTATTGTGTAGGTGTGTATGAAGATTCACTCCATTCATGTACATCTATACTAGCACCAACAAATAATTTGTTCCAATATGAATTGTTAAAAATAATATTGTCCAAATAAGGATAGTAGTATTTCGCTTTGCTTATATTCCACCATAATTTACCAACTTGACTTTCATCCCAGTGATTTGTTTTATCTACTGTTCCTACTGCTGAATCATTGTTGTATACTGCTGGGTCATAGTTTGTTTTGTAACTAATTTCCGCTTCTGCTGGTCCAGGAATTTTTCCAGTTATTGGATCAACAAAATCTAATCTAGTTAATAATTTGTTTTTTGATTTACTGTATAAGAATATTCCTTGTACTTTAGATAAATCTGGTTGTGCTACTCCTCCAACACTTTGATGTAAACTTGTCCAGTTGTTTTGTTCTGGAGATTTTCTAAAGTTAACGACTGTGCCCTTTTCTTTTCCAGCCAATTGTAATTTAGGTAATCCAATGTAAACGTGATTATTGTTTACTAGTAAGTTTGTTCCAAACTCTGTGAATGTTTCATCATAACTGAATTTTTCTGCGTACAATAAAGTGTTTTCAAATTTTTCAAATATGTGTACTGAACCAACATCATGTCTAGTATCAAACACTGTCGAACCGTCATCAACTTGTTGATCGCCTTTAAATGATGTTACTGCTAAAGTATCACCGCTAAATGATAATGTTGACCCAAACTGTTCTGAAGTTTCCATGCTTGGACTTACTAATGTTTGATTTAATACATATTGTCCAGAGTCATTGTTTACTTTTTTGTATACATTGACAACACCCATGTCAATTTCTGTCAAATCTTTCAGTGGTGATCCAATAGCAATTAATTCACCGTCTCCAGATATGCTGATATCAGCACCAAAGTTTATAATTGGTGTAGAATCATCTAATGGTGTAATAGTCTGTTTGTAAGTGTAATGCCCATCTGTGTTTCTGTACACAACGACATTTTGTCTATCATCGCCATATTCATTTGTAACAACTAGATTTACACCATTTGTATCAACATCAAATGTTTTAGCAAAACGTATTAAATTGCTTTGGTCTAATGTTGAGTCGCCTTGTAATTCTATGCCACTATCGTTAGGCACATATCCTAATACATCTGTATGTGTGTCTTGTAGTTGCCATAAACTTGTTTGAAATGCACCTGCACTTATGTTTGTGCTGGCTTTGTACAATTGATTATTGTATACAACTAATTCATCTTTAATGTAATCTGCTTGATCATCAAATAGACCCATGTATTTTTCATCTATGCCTAACCACCAATTTTTAGTAGCACTATATTTTATAAAGTAAACTTTACCTGGTAAATTACTTGATCCATCTCCTTCAGCACCTATAAATGCCACAGTTGTATCTGCCACTTCACGTATTTGTATTCTGTTTCCTAATCTTAAACCACTTTGTGTGTCTGGTACTGTGTATGCTGAATTGTATTCAAATATTCCATCAGTATTTTTCTTATAAACTAAAAATGCACCTTGATTAGTTAATCCGCTTTGTACACCTTCGCCAACTGGAATATTGTAAACTTGTACATAGTCTTTATTTTGACTGCTAGGAATATTTGCACTTTGACTTATACCTGGAACATTTTCAAACTCGTCCCAAATCCAATATTCAATATCATTTACTGCGTAAAAATTTTGATTTCCAGTTACTGAAATGTTTTGTGTATGATTAAAAACTAAAATATCTCCATCTGCTGGACCTGATTGAACTGTTTGCTCAATTGATCCTAGGCTTCTGTTTACGCCACCACCTAGTCTTGTTAATGTAGATGATACTCCAGCATCAGAACCTAAACTAAATTGTTTGCCGTTTGAATTGTTAAAGTAAATTCTTATTTTTTCTAAAGCAATAAATTGTACAAAAGTTACGTCAGCCTGTGCCTGTGTGCTTGGATCGTATATTTGGTGTACGCCTGCTTCTGGAAAATAATAATTAGCATTATTATCTGGTTGCGAATCTACATCAACATATCCTTCCCAAACGTCTACAACTTCTTTCAAACCATTTGTGTCAGAAGCACTAATACTTAGGTCAGAAAAATCATAAGCACTCGAATCAACATTGTTGAAATATACACTTATGTTATTACTTGAATTACTTGTATTTAAAGTACTGTCATGAGCAATGTCATAACCTGTTCTCACAAACCATTTGTTGCTTAAAATATTTTGACCACTTACTTCCCACGTATTGTTGGCAGGATTAATTTTGTAAGTTTCGTAATGAGAACCAACACCAAATTGTGCTTTCACTAAAGGTGTTTGTGGAGTGATTGGCACTATAGGTTGTTCCAAAGAACTGAAAAATGAATTGGTGTCTCTAACTTCATTTTGTACTTTTATGTCTCTTACAACAACACTTGTTGATATGTCGGAGCCTGCGTTTGTGCTTACATTGGCACCAACGGCTACTTTCCACCATCCGCCTAAGTAGTTGTAATCTTCTGAATTTACTCTTGTGTAATCTCCCACTGGTTGTAAATCTAAAAATAATGTTGCACTTGCTTCAAATACACCGCTCACATCTTTTAAGTATATCAATGACTTAGACGCAACTTTTCTTATGTACGCAACTGTTCCTTCTGCTGTGCCTGTAATTACAGTTTGTCCAACTGCTGGGTCTACAAGTGTGTTAGAAATTTCTAATATTTCATCAATTTTTTCTTGAATTGGTACGTCTGTTCCACTAAAGACATTGTCTTTTATAGTTGGACTTGAAACTCCTCCAAACGGTTGATTAGGTGCTTTAGAATAATTGCTTCTATCTAAAGGATATTCTGAACTGAAATCTAAATAATTTAAAATTAATCTGTCGCCTATTTTAGTTGCTGAATATTGATCAGCAGATGCTCTAATTAGCAAGTGATCAGTTGTCTTGTTTAAGAAAATACTGTCACCAATTAAAAGATTAGTTGTTTGAAAACCTACATTTTCTTTATAAAATGCACTTGAATCAAATGTTGAAAATAAGTCTTGTGCTACTGCCCCTTCTATTTGATTTACTGCTCTCCATAATTGTTGTTTGTATTGAACAATATTTCCAACATTGTAGTTTGAAGTTGGATTGAATACGCCTTTGTATTCTGTTTGAAGATTGTCGGCAGTAGGAGCACCTACTAACACAAATTTTCCATCTGGCGAAATATCTACTCCTTTACCAAAACTACTGTTAGGTCCAAATATATCTAAGTTTATTAATGGATCAGTAGTTGGTGCTTCTATAATTTGTTTTAAAACTAATGTGCCACTTTCAAAACCTCTGTTGAAAACATATATCTTGCCATCACCATCTGTTGGTTGGCTTACCAACACTGTTGTGTTTTGTTTGTTAGCCGCAATTACTGTTCCAAAACTTGAATCTCCAGATTCTGTAGTTGTGCTTAATTCATTGTGTTTCTTGAAAACAAATTTGTTGTTTACAATTTTCCATGTGCCATCATCTGATTGATCAATCCAGAATTTTTCGTTGTCCTTCAATCCTTTGACATTTATAGTTGTGTTAATATCATTTATAGAACTTAATCTAGATTCAGTAAATCTTTTAATAATGCCCGTAGCAGGATCAATTGAAACAAATCCTTCTTTGTCTTCACATACAATAGATGTTAAATTCACAGAAGAACATTTTAATACATAATCTGTTCCATTCGCATTTACAACAAAAATTTCACCTGCCTGCATATTAGCAGTTGTAAGTGTGTTTACAGTAATTGTGCTACCATCTTTTATCACAGATGTAATCTGTTGATCTGTGTTAGTATATTTCAAGACACTCCACGTTCCTTGATTGTTTCCAATCCATACATATTGATTTTCCTGTAATGTTGATAGACTTGACGTAGTTAATAAGTCATCATAATCTGCTAAAGTTAAAGTAATATCAATTGGATGTACAGGACCTGCAGTTTTGATATATGTGTTTTGATCATACATAACAGGAAACGGTTTATGTGTGTAACCATTTGGAGCAATATATGTCTGTCCTGATTGTATTCTATAAACTAAATCTGTGGCAACAGGTTGATCATCAGTTAATAGAATAGGTTGTGGATTCAATCTTACTTTAGATTCATCCAGTTTGTATTCTATTTCGTCAAAAGTATCTACAGCACCATATTGACCTTTACGGATTGCCCACTCTTCAAAAAAGTCTAAACTTTCTTTATCAGCACTTGCTAGTGCATCAAACAATTTGTTCAAAGCATTTGCTGTGCCTTTTTCTCTTATAAATCCTTGATAAAATTTATACTGACTTACATCGTCGTTTATTATATTGCTCAAATACTGTCTTGGTTGATAACCAATTAAATGTTGAGCAAGTTTTTGTTGTTGTCTATCAAAATTATCTGTGTCTAAATCATAGAAGTCGCCAAATTGATTTGTTTGATAATCAAAGTTAGAAAGCAGATTGCTATCTGGCTTGCCATCTAATTTACGCCAATTATTACTATCAAATTCAGCAGTGCCTTTTAATTTTGAATTTGCTGTATAATAAAACTGTTTGTGTTTTACTACATCACTCATTGCGTAGTCTGTGTATGGTTGCCAAGATTTTACTTTTGCTTCATCAAAAACAAAACCTGGAATGTTTAAACTACCATCCCACTCTGTTAGGTAACCCAACATTTTAATTCTATCTTGTTTATAACCACTTGCTGGGTCGTAAATTAAATCACTAAATGCTGTTGTATTGTCAAGTAAACAAACGTGTTCTTTTTGGACTAGCGGCACTTTAGCAAAATATATTCCATTGATTGTATTTTTTGTTAACAATTCAAATGTATTCGACTTACGTACAATTCTTAGATTGATTCTATCTAAAGTGTTTCCGTCTTCTTTCAATACTCCGTAAGAGTAACTGTTTTCTATCACATTGTCTGTGGTAGCAAATTTTGAATTTACAACTAATTTTTTGCTGGCTGGACTTAAACTTATTACAGCGCCTTCATCCCAGTTTTGTGTTGTCCAAAATAAAAACTCTTTAGCACTTAATTGCCAATTGGCAACCAATAAACTTTGTGAATCAAATTGGTCAAATTCAAAACCTTGTGATTTTAGATATGATTCGTAACCTAAAATTATATCCACTACTGTTTGAATATTATCAATTACTGTGCCATAAGGAGCAGAAATAACTTTATCTGTTACAAAACTTTTTCTTAAAATTGCTGATGCTCCACCTTCAGTAGGAAGTTCAACTATTTTTATAAATTTAGAACTGTCAAATGTTTCAGTTGATAAGTGTGTTTCATCTGTAGCATAAAAATTATCTTCATATTTTACATAAGAACCGCTATCATATCTTTTGTTTGCGTCCCATTTAACAAATGCGGCACTAACTCCACCTACATTTACTGTTGGATCACTGGCTTGTTCAAATGGCATATGATATCTAATGTATGGATCATTTTTGTCATAACCTTTGATAGCAAAACCTGTTTGCTGTTTTTCTATGATTAAACCACTGTATGTTAAAATATCTACTGGCGTAGAAACATTGTAAATCAGTTTGTAGTTTTCTTCTGGTACAAATAACGTTGATGAATTTAAAGGTGTTTTGCTATCCAATAATAATTTAAATTTGTCTTTATTACTGAAGCCTCTTATTTTAAAACCAACCTGTGTTTGAATACCAGCAAATTGTTCTTTGTAATCTGTATAATTTGTAGTTTGTGAATCTTCCACTGTTTCATAAACGTAATTTAAAAGTCCTGATGTTAAAATTTCTGTTTCGTCATTTATACTGCTTGGCCACACAATATCAGTAGGTCTTACAGCAGTGGCTGAATTGTATACAATTTGACCACTAGCATTTCTGCCTACACGACTTGTATCTAAACCTATGCCTATTGCTTTACAAGGTTGGTGTAAAATGTAACTTTTTAAAAGAGCAAATGGATAATGAACACTTCTTCTCCATGTATTCTCTATTGGAGAGTGATCCCCAAATTTAAATTTTTGTTTTGTCAGTTGTAAAACTGCCCCTCTGGCATAAGCACTGTCAAATGGACTTCTTATGTTTCCTTCGCTGTCTACTGGTATATGACTTGCTAATCCTGGTCTTTTATAGTTTTCTTTTACAACAATTTTTTTATTAGGCTCTCTCACAATACCTTTTTCAAGGTCTTGCCATAAAATTAAATTGTCTTTTGTGTAAGGTGCTGGCCCATACACTGATGACCACCAACTAGGTTCAATTGTGTAACCCAACATCTCCCATGGAGTTATATTTGGTCTGTCAGTATCATAAGCATGATTATACACACCTCTCCAGAAACCTAATATATTTGTGTCATTAGGAGACACCATATTGCTGTAATTCCAAGTAAGACTGTTATCTTCTGCCCAATAAGTGTTTGCTGTGTAATCTTCGTTACCTATAAATGTTAACCACTCGTTGAAATCTCCTAATAAAGTTTTGTTGATTGATTCTAAAGTGAATTTATTTTTTGAGTACGCTCTAGGAATAAATGATTTAATTTCAAATAATTCTTCATCGTATGTACATTTAATATTGTTAAAAATTCTTTTTTCCATTTCTAAGATTACATCATCTCTGAAATCGTCAAAAGCAACCATAACACTACCGTCATGACCTTGAAGCACATTCAATGGAGTTACTGCTGTTGTATCTAAATATTTCTTAGGAGCATATTTCGGATACAATCCTAGTTTTGTAGGAGTAGCAGGAATATGTGTTCCGTTTGTTGTTTCAAATTCGTTTATTACTATTGTGTCATCAAGTGCCACAGTTTTTGTAATTTGTACAAAGCCATCTGAAAACACATAATCAATATCATGTGTTAGTTGCGTACCATTGTGGTACACGTACACTGCTTTTGTAGACAATGTTGTTAAATTAAAACTAGATGATAAAGCAAAAAATTTATTATCTAAATCTAATATAGTATGTGTGGTTGTTTTGAAAGCACCTATACCCATCATGTCTGTTTTGAAGTAAGGTAAATTATTGTTATTATCTTTATTAATTTTACTTAAAATTTTATCAACAGTCTGGCTAGGCGTTCCATCAAAACCCAAGTCATCCATTGCTTTAATAAATGTTCTTTTGAATTTAAAATAATCATACTGGCTAGTAGAAATAGAATTAATTAAATCAACTTGTCTGTTATCTAACAAGAATGATGCCAAAGGCATAGGGCCACTGTGTTGTAAAAACTTTCTACCATATGCTGAAGCATTTGGAAAATCTCTTAGGTTGCTTACTCCTGGAGTTACACCTTCAATATCTACAAGTTCATTTGTTATTGATTTGACATGGTCCGTAACTTGACCCACAGTAAATTTTGTTGTTTTAGCATTTAATGGATTAGACTGTAAATTTGTTGGGAATTCATAATGACCATTAGCATTTTTTGGTGTAGCACTGTTTGTTCTAATTACAACAACATCATCAACATTTAAGTTTTTTGTAAAATTAATATAAGCAATGCCATCTATTCTTAGAAAAGACCAATCTGTATTTTCAATCTTTTTAACATTGTTTACAAAAACATTTGCTGTTAAATCATTTAAGTCGCCACTTTGATTGTATACATCAATAGCGAAGTTATTCATTAGACTTGATGTAGCAACATACTGTCTATTAACTTTTTGAAAACTGTCTGTTGGTGCTTTTGTCCAACCGTTTACAGTTTTAAAATTTCCTGTGGCATCATATTTTTTTAAAAATGCTGTTTCTGAATTAAGAGTTCCACTTAAATTTTGTGACTGATATGTGTAATTTTCATTTAATAGATTAAAATCAAATACTATATCACCTATATTTTCAACATTTGAATATGTTAAAGGAAAACCTAATTCTGTATCTGCTGTGCCTGTGCCTTCAACATAAGTGAAAATTTTATTTCCTAAAAATGAACTATTAGGATACAATATTGAATCAGTGAAACTTACTCCATTGTCGTCAAATAAATCAAACAAAGGTGTCTGGTTGACTGCTGTTTTTTCTTGCCCAACTTTCCAAGTAGTGCCTGTGTACCAATACCATTTACCTTGGTTCTTTTTTCCGTCTGTGGTTAAAACTGTATCACCTTCAACTGGTGAACCACCTGTAACTTCAACCAAACTGATTTGTTTAGTAGTGGTAGTTCCTTCTGTAAAATCAATAAATTTAACTTCGAAAATTTTGTCTTTTACTAATGGATCTGTATCAGCGGAAAAGATGACATTCATTCCGTTAGTTAAAGCAATGCCATCAATGTAAAAACCTTGTGAACCTTCTACATCACTCATAGCATCAGTGGTTACTGTGTCAATTAAGTCAATGTTCGTTTTTGCTTTGAAACCAAAGTTATATAATTTTATACCCGCTTCAAATTCAATAATAGGACGCCTTGCTCTAGTGGCTTGATCAATATTGGCTGTTTGACCATTTGCTTTAGCACTTGCTTCTATTACAGATTTATGAATCCATCTGTTGTGTCTTGCCCATGGGTTTCTATCTGGAGATGATCTATTGATTACAATGTAGTCTTTATCAACAGCATAAGAAGTAGCAGTACCAAATCCTACTGTATCAAAGTTTTGTGAATCAAATGGAATCGGAGTAACATCTGTAAAAGCACTTTTAACTTCTAGTTCTTGTGTATCTATTAATTGAATTGCTTCGCCAACTCCTTCAACAAAATAGTCTTTTTCCGCATACTGACTAGGTGTCACTGTTCCGGCAAAATTTATTTTCATACCGTTAGAAAGTTCTACGCCGTCAGCCGTTGTGTAATTTTTTTTGCCAATTATTTCATTAGCAACATCAATGCTAGAGTTTTCTTCAATAGCATATATTTGTATCAGTCCCCAAGCATTAATATCATTATCACTTCCATAGTAAAGTTTTTCAGGTGCTGAATCTTTGACTTGAAAAGTCATTATTCCTTTTTCTACACTTTGTACATCTATTCCGTCAGTAACATTATATGATGCGTCTAATATTCTTTGTGTTCTAATAACAAAAGGTAAACCTTCAGCATTAATATCAAACTTGTATGTTTGGCCTTTGTATAATTTAAGTGTTGGATTTGCTGTTAATCCATCTGGCGTGAAAATGTATGCGTAGTTGTCTGTTTGATCAGACTTTGTTACTGTGTATGTGCTAACAACATTTCTTTGTTGTCCTGTGATTGTAACAGCAGAAGCACCGTATGGCATCCAAAAATATTCTCTGTAATTAACAAATTTGTCCCAATCAATTCTAGGAGACCAAGCATAATATTCTTGGGCGTTCAATACACTGTGATTGGTTACATCACCGTTAAAATTTTTAACTTGGTTAACAAAATCTATATAATCAGAATAGAAATTTACATTACCTAAATCATCTTGTTGTACAACACTAGGTTCAAACTTATAATTTTCTCTGTCTGCATCAACTTCAGGCACATACAAATCAGATGCTTTGTAGGCGTCCGTAATCTTACGTCCATAATAAGCATTTAATTTTTCTAATGTTCCTTGAGATATTAATTGATCAAGTGTGCTGTGTAGAAATTTTTGGTTGACTGGTGTTCTAAAATATTTAGGTAAAAATTCTGAAGATTCTCTTTTACCGCTGTCTTTGCCTGAAGGCAAACTGAAATCTTTCTGATTGTTGTCGTATGCCATTAATATCCACTTCCTCCACTAGAGCCTCCGCTTGAACTTCCACTTGAACTTCCACTGGAACTTGAACTTGAACTTCCGCTGTAACTTGGACTTGAACTTGAACTAGTAGGTAATGTGCCACTTAATGTGCTGGTTGTTGATGAACTTGTTGTTATGTTACCATCTGCTTTTAATTTTGAGGCTGTTACAGCATCTATAATTTCAACATCAGAAACTTTTGCTCCGCTGATAAAAATTTCATCATTTTCAGATTTTACTTCAAATAAACTACCAAATGCTTTAGAACCTTCTTTAGGTACAATAACGAAAGTTGCTAGGTCAGGTGCTAATTCATTCATCACATATGTGCTTAATTCTGTAAAGTAGAAAGTATCTCCGAATTCCCAATTTTCTAAAGCAAAGAATTGATTGATTGCTGTTATAATTCTACTTTTTACATCACTATCGTTTGTGACTTGCTCTGTGTTTTTAACAATTTTAAATGTTGCTTGTAAACTTGTATCTGCTTGAGACCCAAATAATATTTTGTATTTTACTGGATGATACACTATTGTATCACTTATTGATTTAATTTTTGCTAACGGAGTGTTAAAGTTTGTGTACAATGAATCATTGCTTGGTAACAATGGTTTCGTTGCTGTTACACCTGCCAACCACAATCTAAAATTAATGTCATAAGTTCTTGTTAGTATGTACATATCAATTATATTAGATGAACTTGGGTCAAGTCTTGTGTTACCGTCCACTGTGTGTACATATTGAAACTTAACTTTGTCTCTACCAACATGAGCAACATAATTGGTTACATCAGTTGTTGTGTTCGTTGTTGTATTAACTTGTTTGAAACTGTCGCTGTCTATTAGATACACAATAGAACCATTTGGATAATCTCCAATAGCGCCTACAGACGTTTGTCTAGTGTAAATGAATTCTTCTGTAGCATCACAATATTGATATCTTTCTGTGCCATCTGTATTTTTCACAAGTTTTTGAAAAATGTATTTTGTTGATGCATTTGTGCTAGGATCAACAACAAGGTCAAAAGCATTTGGATTGTCAACTATGCCGTCTTGGTCAGAATCAAATTGTGTTAATTCAATTTTAGCACTGTCAACATAACCGTTTTGTGTTCTGTATTCTGTTGAAATAGCAAAATTTATATCATTGTTAAACGCATTATTGCTGTCTGGTTTTGTATTAATTGATAATACTGAAATTTTATCTTGAATTGTTGCTCCAGTTTTAGCATTGAAGTTTCTGTCAGCACTATCATAAAAGAATCTTACTTCTTTTTTACTTTCAAACACATAACGTAATCCTCTAAATGTAATTGTATATGTAGCACCATTGTTTACACACTTGATTAACCAACTAGCATCTAATTGCTGATTTGATTCGTCACCTGTTTTACCAACACTGAAAGTGCCAAAAACATTTAAATTGTTTTCATCAATTACATTCCATTTTCTAGTTTGAACATCGTAACGTATTCCAAAATTATTATAAGCAAAAGCCTGATCTATAATTAATGTTTTTACATCATCTGAAAATTGTTTTGAAAATTTAGGTAAAATTTCACTAGCAACAGCACTTGTAGGTATAACATCATTAAACTTAACAGCACCTTCGCCTGTGGATGTGTTTGACACTCCATCATTGAATACACTCACAACTGAAGTCCAAATATAGTCTTTAGCACCTGGGTGGTCACCTGGTCCTGCCATTAAACTATTGTCTGGCATAAAATGAAAACCAGTTGGTGCCACAAATTTTACCATAGCACCTGGCTCTATGTATTTTAATTGACTGGCTGTAAAAGAACCTACTTGATAATCAATAACATTTACAGCATCTATAAATTTCCCTGTTGATTCATTTGTAGCATTTGTAACTTGTTGCCATACTGGAACAAAATCTGTTAAAATTACTTTTGGAAATTTTTCTATGTAAAAGTTTCTTGTTTGTTGTTTAGACAATAAAGGTTCCAATTGATTTACAATTACACCTTCTATATCAGTTTGTGTTGCAAAACTAAAAGTATCTAAATTTTCTGTTTCTTCTTTGTATATTACACCGTCTGCACCAAATACATTTGTGTTACTGTATTTGCCTGTAGCATCAATTAAATCATAATATCTTGATATTCCACTCGCAGTTCTATTTGTTGCTTTTACTTTAATAATTTCTTGATTAGTTCCAAGTGGAGCAACATTATAATCTTCACCTGTAATCATTCTGTTTTGAGTATAATAAGTTGCAGGAGCATTCAATCTAATGTTGTCGTTAGTTTCTGATGACGTTGCGTTGTCAACTGTGTATTGTAAACCAAGTGTAAATGTTAAAACTTCTACTTGGTTGTTACTTGATACATATTGAACATCTACTTGTATGTTCTGCATATCAGCAGGAGTAATTCTTATATTTTGATTTTTACTTCTTCTGTAATAAACTTTAAAATTACCTTGCGGTAAATTTCCAAATATACCATCAGCAAACTTTAAACTGATTGAATCATCAGCACCACTTAATACTGTGTAAATATTTCTTATATTTTTTTCTGTTGAGTTGTATATCACGTTGTTGCCAGTGACTGAATCAACTTTAGTCCACAATGTATCTTCTAATCCAGTGTCAGCATCAAGTGTGTATAACCAAACATCAGTATTATTGATATTGCTAGATTCTATTGCTACTGATTGATTGTTTGAAGGAACATCTATGTTAAAATCACCATTATCAAGAACTCCTTGTCTAAAGTGTGCGAAAAATCCTGTGTTGTTACTACTAGCACCTTTGCCATCATCTCTATACAACATACTAAACTTTCTGCCTGTTAAAGGTGCTTCTTCAACAATAGCACCATCGTTAAAAGATGTTGAAACAATTTCAAAAGGTAAATTTTGTCCATTTACAGTTTTGTCAAAAGCATAAACTGGAACATCTAAACTGTTAGCATTAATTCTGTATTGATTAGTTGGAATAGCATCTATGTTTTCAGATTTGACTGGATTGCCAAACTTTTCATTTTCAGCCAATGAAGCATTTAAAATTTTAATAAACTGTTCGTACCAATTAGTGTTACCTGAATCATTCCAAGTTACTGTTTGACCACTTAGGTTTAAGTTATTACTGTCTACAATATTTTCAGTTGTACTGATTCCTACTATTTTCAATAAACCATTTGCGGCTTGATTACGTGTTGGATTGTAACTGATCAGTCTTGCTAAACGCAAAATTGATTCTCTTCTGTCTGCTGTTTCTAAAAAATTTTCTCTAGCATTTAAATCTGTTCTGAATGCCAAATTTTGACCTAGGTAAGCAACCAAATCTATCAATGCTAGGTACTCTGAAGATTCAATATAATCATTGAAATCTTCTGGATAATTTTGTCTAATGTATTGAATCATTGTTCTACGGATAGTGTCAAAGTCGTAACTTTTAAATTCCGCATTTTTATAAGACTGGTATACTCTTTTCCAGTCTTCTGCCAACAATAATCTGTTTTGTCTATCTGTGGATGACATTGGTTTCCTTTGTTATAGCATTATTTATTTGTTTGTATAAAGTGGGCATTTAATTCAGTAATCCATTATTTTCGTCAAACGTTAGTCTAAGTTTCTCTGAGACATTATATTTGACATAAGTTAGTTCAACTTCTATTTGTAAGCCTGATTCAAATGGTGTTACAATCACTGAATCCGCTTTAATTCTTGGATCTGTCTCAATAATCTTAAGAATATCTTCTTTAATTGCTTCTTCTAGATCAGGTGTTAATGGATCATGTATCACGTCCCAAATGATTGTGCCAAATTCTGGATTTTCTAATTTTTCTCCTTGTGAAATGTGGAAATGATTCAATAAATCTTGTTTGATCAATCCAATGTCATTTAGAGAAAAAGTTGTGTTGTCTGGGTTGACAGTGCTGATTCCTCTGTACATTCTTTGAGTAGCAGGAGTTTGTGCTGTTTGAGCCGATTTTACTGTAACTTCTTTATATAATTTTTTCTGTGCCATAATGATATTTAACCAGCAAATACTTTGCCACTACCAGTAGCGGTGTGACCACAAGTTGCCGCATCTCCTTCCCTACATATGAATATTGCGTTTGCTTTTACTTTAGCACTAGACCCGTCCATTACAGCATCACAGTGTGGTGGTATAGGACAAGGTGCGTGAGGTTCAACTGCCGCTCCTTTTACAACAATAGGAACTCCTTCGACAATAACTTTTGGTGCTAGATTACCAACTATTGTACCTACTGCTGTGTCTACTGTTACTCTACTAACTCCTGGCATTACGTTCTCGCATTTTTAAAAGTATCTGGAATATTAATTGGTTCTGCTACAACTATATTTTCCTGTTCACTTCTATCTGTTTTAATTAAAGCCACTGCCATTGGATCAAAATTTTCATGATGACTCCAAGGTTCATGTTGTGGTACACGTTTCATGATAGTTGGATTTGCTTCGCCTGGAAGGCTCCAAGCCGCTAAAGGCGCCACCGGCGTAGCCACTGCTATTCCGCTAGAAAGATTTATGAGTCCTCCAACGTCTAAATTAATGTTACCACCAGCATAATGATTGGTTGTACCTCCAACTGTGATTGTTTGTGCACCGCCAACTTCCACAGTTTGTGCTCCAGTGGTCAACAAGTTGTGTGTTGTAGACTCTTGATTGACTGTGGCACTTTTTAAATTTATGTCTCTGCCTGCTTCTAGATTGAAATCTCTATCTGTTTTAAAATTGAAATCACCTTTGCTGTGAACACTAACACTGTCTTCAGCATAAAAATCTATTTTACCGTTGGCAGTCATTTCTATCCATGCTGTGCCATTTGCGTTAGCAATGTACACAAGGTCTTCTGAATTGTGTAATAGTATTTGGTGTCCTGTACGTGTTCTTATTCTAAACAATTCATTGTG